ATATTATACCATAGAAACAATCTGTTAATTACTTCATAAATCGTAATTTCCAGATTGTTAAAGTGAAAGGTTCATGGCGGCAATCCTTGCTGTCCTTACCTTGATGTTTTCATTGTAGCAAACCTAAAGCGTTTTGTCAATATGTCGGCTAAACATTCACAATCTCGCCTCTTATACAAGCCGTCCCAGCATGCGCATTTGCCGCCAACTTATAATTCTTGATTTCGTCCCAAATCTCACACATATCGCCGTCCAAATTATGTAAATACCGCTGCGTTACTTGTAGGCTCGAATGCCGCAATAATCTCCGCACTACATCGACGTCGGCACCACGCTTACGTACGTCAGTGGCGAAACTATGGCGTAGTTCGTGTAACTGAAACCCCTCCAGCCCCGCCTCACGAAATTGCCGCTGTATTTTCTTGCGGATGCCGTCGACGGTCAACGGCTCAAAGTAGTTGCGCCTCGTCGTCTTAATCCACACGTAGTCAATCACGCCAGCCGCCCTAATCCAGACATCTAATCTCTCGCGAGTAGTGTCAGATATATACACCCAGCCGTCTTTACACCCCTTCCCTACTGTGTAAATTGTGCGTCCGTCCAAGTCGTTCAGGCGTAAGTTCGCAAACTCCTGTGCACGCATCCCCGTATCAAACAGTACACGAATCATCACCTCAGTCAGCAAATCATCACAACCACTCAGTACCATTGCAATCTGCTCCGATGTATACCATTTTCGGCGGCATGGTGCAGGCTTTGGCTTTACTACCATCCGGGTTTTGATTTTCATCGGATAGTTCATGTCTCGCAGCCAAGCTATCCACGACATCACTGTAGCAACATTAGTGCGTATCGTCGTAGAATTACACCTCGAACCGAGCTGTCCCAATGCCTTTTTCTCAATCCATCGATCGAGCTTTTTATTAGTTAATTGCGACATATCCTCAATGTTTGTCTGGGCAATAAATCTACTTAATACACTGCGTTTTGTTGCCATAGTCGAAGGGGTTAGTTGCTTCACATTCATACACCACTTCAGGTAAACTCGCAGCTGATTCTCTGCTGGCGTTCGCTTTGTCTTCATCGTAAAACTCCTAAATCTCCCACCTCGTGTCTATATAGATTGTTATAATCATTGGAATAAATATTCCAAGTCTATATAGACCGTTTTTGGTTAATTATTATGAAAAATCACCCACTATACCCTCCATTTCTCAAGCCAAGCTAGCTTTTTAGGCAAAGTTATTCGTCTAATTTGTGCCGGCTGGCGTTATTTGCTTTACAAATACTGTTATCGGTTATCTAATATCTAGCAGTAGACACGCAAAAATCACGCCGCTAGATTTCTCCGGGCGCTACCCTCCATTTCTCAAGCCAAGCTAGCTTTTTAGGCAAATGCCCATATCGCCATACATCTGCGATATCTTCGCTCTACCGCTATAATTCATATCTCGTCTGGCTCTCTCCTCCATTTTCCGTTGTTTCTTCTCTTGCCGCCGCCGCGCCAGTTCGTTGATCGCTCTGGCAATTCGGCCGCGCATCCACAATAGCGACTGCTCCAGATTTTTTAGCGACCAAACTGACGCGAGATACCGTTCAGGGTCGCGTTTAGTTTTTGCCACTTCAACTGATTCGTCGAACTCTTGTTTATATTTCTTTTGCCGATTGCGAAACATTGGCAAATATGCGTCGTCTTTGATTAGTTCTGACGCTTTGCCGAGGTGTTTGCGCATCGTGGCGATTCGTTTATTGTCTACAACGAACATATTACCCTCACTTATTTTTGATATAAGTTTGAGGTCAAAAAAGAGAAAACCCCAGCAAAAAACATTACTGTTTTACTGAGGTCTCCCTTGCTCGATTGTTGTTCTCTATTAATATAGCAAATTATGATAACGAAATCAAGAAAGATGATTACCGCAACGGATACACTCATGGTCGTATCCGCCACCCTGATACTGTCCGCAATATTGACAATTATGGCAGTGCTTGCAAATAATTATCGGCATCTCACTTGTGATACCGCACCACACACATTGATATGTAGCGCACACCTTTGGGCTGTGCTCGATCTGTCTGTCGGTCATGATCACTTCGCCCATCTCCGCCATGGCATTCTTTTTCAATCGCTTCTGGCTCGGACGTGGCGGCTCTACCGTATTCCTTGCGTAGTATAAACTATGTCCACTTTCCATAATCTCACCTTTCCGTGTAATCTTCCGTCACTACCTGAATTACCGCAGCCAAACTCCAATCTAAGTGTTTTTGTGCTGTTCACTTCTGTTGGCTTACCATCTTCTAGTCCAAATAGTTCCAGCTCATTTGAGAAATCATACTTTACATTAGCGGCATCACCTTCCAATCCAGCATTAAATATCTTGCGTCCGCCGCTACCGCCTATCCAACCAATTTTACGCAGCTCTGGCGGCGTAGTGTTCTCCGTCATTTGTCCCACCAGTTGTTCAATTTTATCAAAACCAATCGCCAGATAAACAAACAGGTTTTTTATCTCTATCAAATCCCTTGGTAAAAATACCACCAGCGTATGTGCCTCCAGCCATCGGCACTGTGCATCCGCCAGCGACACGGTTTTACACTGGTAAGGATATTCCTGATTTCTACTACCAATCATAAGCGCGCCTCGTAATCATATACTTTAGTTCGCATAGCTTCATACTCAGGACTATTGTTTAGCAGCTTATCTCCCAGCGGTGCCTTGCCGGTACTCAGCATATCGATAATTACATATATTTTGCCGTTGTAGCCAACATCTGTTGGTTGCGGTAGCATAGTCTCGTCAGCTACCAGCGGCTTGCCAATGCCAGCTCCAGCTGCTACATCGGTATTGCTTTTAACCGCCGAATAATCCACCGCGTCGCCAACGGGTGCTTTCGCTGATAATAATATTCGGTAGGCTTGAGCAGTATTTGTGGTGATGCCAGCATTTGGATCGATGTAGCGGTCAAATAGTTCAAAGTTATCATTGACAATCTCCAGTTTGGTGTTTAATACTGTCAACTTGTGAGCTTCTACCGCCCACCATAAATATCTAAAAGGTGCTCCGCCTTTATTGCCGGCGCTACCGCCCATACCAGGCGTGCCAGTTATATAAATATAATCCTTGCCTTTTATTTGTCCAGTTCGATAGCCCTTCTCTTGCCTATCGCCAATCATATCAATATCTCCGTTCCCAGTAGCAAATTTAACCGCTCCAACCTAAAGCCCTGCGGCGGTGTGTCAAACGCTAATACCAGCGCCATTAGCTCGCTCTCGCGCGTCCTCTCAGGAATGACTGGCTTCATATTAAGTCCAGCAATTCGAATCCTGCCGTTCTCTGCTTTTATTGAATCGCTCTTACCATACAGTCTACGCCACATCTCGTCAATCTGATCACTTAATAATACTACTGGCGTTAAACCATCAACTGACGCAAAAACCGCACGCACACCATTGTTACCAGCCACTACGCACCACAAATCCAAATAAGCCTCAACTATCCGCGCATAGTGAGGCATAAGCATGCGGATATACAGCACTGCCGACGATTGATTGCCTAGTGATATATACTTGGCAACGTCGCCAGCTCGGAATCCTTCTGCCTTGTCTTCTGCTCCGACAGACAGGTCGCGCTCAGTTGCATCGTAGTAGCAGTGTCCGACGATTGAACCGCGAACTGGCACGACCTGTCTCAGCATCTTATTCCTCCGTCTTAAACAACTGTATAGCGGTAACCAGCAACACGTTAATAATCGGGCCATAAATGCCGAACGCATCAGGGTTACCCTGCACGAACGCCGCTAGCGCGCCCAGCGCGTTTGAAACTCCCACATACAGCGCAACTTTTAATATTTTGAGTAATTGTTCCTTAGTCAATTTCATATCATTGTCCTCCTTATTATTATTTATTAAAATTTTTGAATAAATTGGTTAAAAATTCGATGATTTTATTGACGATTGCCTCCAGTGCCGACACTCGCTTTTCTAGGAGGCTGTCGATTGGCTTATCGCTTAGATACAGCTTATCGATTGCCAGCGTACCGCCCTCTAACACCATCAAGTCATCATCAACCAATTTCGTAACGTGAGTAACGCGAACCTTTGTTCCCATTGGCAATTTCTTTGCCAGCTTGCCAGTATTTAGATCAGTAACCTCACATTCTGAACGCGTCCAGAAATCTTGGTCGGCAATATCCTTCAGATTCTTTTGCCATGCCGGCTTATCTTTATTCGGATCAGCTGGCGCAACTAGCTCTGTCGCCGCGATGCCGAACGGCTTGTTATTCTTAACGGCGTACTGCGATAGGTAGTATTTCTTGCCCTGCACTATCGTCTCCTTGGCGATATCGATAACCGTCCCTCTAGGAATCACGTTACCAAACGCTTCCATGGTTACCATATTGACGGCACGTAGTCCTGCGACTGGTGCGACGACCAGTTTTATATCTTCAATATCGTTCAGGTTACGCACCCACTCGCTTCGTTTCAATTCTTCCGCTTGGCGAGCCAGCTCTGCACGTCGTTGGTGCGCCTCCTGAGAATTATTTACATCAGCACGGATTTGGTCGATTGACCATCCCTTAGCAGCTTGCCCCAAGTAGTGCTGTAAACCCTCTGGGTCAACTTCACGCCCTAAAATTGAGCGGAACACTTCGCGAATCTGCGTCTCGTTGACTGTCGGACGCGAACCACCGCCAGCGTGATAGCGGTCAGCGATTGCACGAATACGCCCTTTATCGATTGGCGAGCAACTGGTATTGAACCATTCTTTATGCACATAAATATTTAGGCGGCGGCCGTAGGCTTTCTCCATATCGTAGTGGAATTCGCCCATCGTCTCATAATCACCATCGCTAAGGCGTGTATTACATTCATAACCGACTGTTGTAGCGTTACCTCTAGCGTTACCGGCATGCCAAGCAGCGTTTACTGCGTCAACAATCCACGCCACCCTGCCAGCCTCGCCAACAGTATGCGCTGAAGTATTACCATTAGCGCGGCATAGATAATTCACTATCGACATAAAGTCTGAATTACTGCCCCACCAATGGTACGTTACGCCTTCTACGGCTCGTGCCATGCCATACACCGCTGCTACTTGGCTTCCAGGCGTATAGTTCGGCGAGTTGAATTGTGTTAGTTCTTGATATGCCATTTCCTACTCCTCCTTGATTACTTTCTTAATGAGCCGATAAACAAATTTGAAAATTGCCGCGAAAAGCAAACCAACCACTGCACCGCTAAACGCACCTGCAAATATCGCCATAAAAAATAACTGCTCCAACATACTCATTTCGCTATCCTATCGATAATTACCATTTTCAGTATTGCTCCAGCCACGGCGGCGATGATAAACCAAACTATCCTTGCCTGGTTATCTTCTAGTTTGTCTAGCCTATCTTCATGATTTCCTACGTCCTTTTCCAGCTTCACTAGCCGCTCTACTACCACCGTCAGATCCAGCCTGTCAATCTTTGCGCTGATTGACTCTATCTGATTCCTGATGTTCTGTATATCGGCGTCCATCTTTCCCAGTTTTTGCCATAGCTCCGCTTCGTTAGTATTATTTGCTGCTGCCATGCTTTGTCAGTCTCCTTTCTCTCACCCCAGGCCGCAACCAAATAAAAATATGCGTCCTGAAACGCATATACTTACTTACATTATACCACGGTTTTACCGTAAACATAATGCATTTTTCATGGTTCTATACAACCAGATAAATT